TGCTCGATCCCCTGTAATGATCTGTGTACACGTTTGTATTCCCTGCCTTGCTTTTTGGCAATGCTCTTTAAAGAGTGCCCGTCTAAGTAAAGTTGCACAGCCTCCGCTTGAAGGTCAGTGACGCAAAAATCTAAATGATCTGGAGTAAGTCTTATTGGCATATCCGTCGCTCATGAGCTTTTATTTGTGCAGACCACTCCTTAATCATATCCCTATAGTCGGCTGCGTAGATCTTCTTGACTTTCTTTTGGTCCCTTATCATTTCCTCTACAAAGTCTCGACCGTAGTACTCCTCCATCCACATGGTGTATGACTGTGCGGCACTGCCGTACCTCATACCCCAGTTGTTGCAGCTTTTACACTGCGGATGAACATTCTCTACCTCAAGGGCCCAATACGAGCTCTTGCCCTTTGGTAGGAAGTGTCCACCATCCATTTCTTTGTAATGCTTCTTGATCCCGCAAGATACGCATTGAGAGTAACCATTTGCATCTGCCGCGGCGATCCTAGAAAGCAGTTGCAATTTCTTTAATGCTTTTGATCTCAACGTCTCAGGCATTGGTCTCTGCTCTTATCTTCATATATTCAGATTCTTTTGGCAGGGTCAAATGACAGCCCAGTTCAACTGACCAATAGTAAACTTGATCCATAAAATGGTACATCTCGCCACGGTCCAATTTCCTGGTGCTTTTGAGTTGCTGTGGAATAACAGTCTTGTTAAATCGGATATCTTCAAATCCTAGAAACTGTTGTTTTATATACAATTTGACGTTTTCCTCAGTAGTCCATTCTACATTTCCACCGCGAGAAATAAAGTGCTCGGTGATCTCTCTCACCCACATATGGAACAGGGCATTCTGGCTAATCGACCGGACACTCTTGTACTCTTTAGGTTGCCAAGTGAGCGGCTTCTTAAAGTCCCAATCATTAATGATGTAAGACTTAAAGTTATCTATTGCTTGATCAAGATCCCTTCTGTCTTTGACTAGCCAAAATTGCCCCTGCATGTTCCCCTCCTTTACGCAATAAAATCTGACGGCGCCATATTAAAGTACTCGCTAAACCTTTCTACCAGGGACAGCCTCGCGTCCTTGGTTTGTTGCCAGCGATATATTTGTTGCCTGGTCACTCCAAAATGCTCGCAGAGATCACGGTTAGTGACCCCTGCTGCATCCTGAGCGCGCTTTAAGCATTCTCCGAAGTGCAAGTTCAAAACGGGATTTCCTCCTCGCTAACACTAGATTGCAGATCAGAAGTGTTTTCTCCGTTATTCTGCAAAGGATCTGATATCTGCCCTTTCAAAACCGGCTGATTGCTCGCTGCGCCTTTCTGAACCCAGAGAGCCATCCGAATAGTCTCTCCTTCCTTGATGTCTCTGTGAGCCACCAGGTTGCCGTCAACGTAAGGCTGCCTATCACCTTCCTTCGTGTTCTTCCACAGGCTTACTCTTCCCCTATTATCATACTCCATGTACTACTCCTAACTTTTTAAGGTTTGCGTTTACTTTATCCAGCAATTTATTCAACTCTGTTGCTAGGCCAGAGATATACTCTTCATCTCGCTCTACCCGAATGATCAAGCTCTCATGATCTGGGTGGAACGACATAAAGTAAGCATATGGTTTTTCCGTGATCCAGAGCTGACCCTGGACCTGCGGTATGTAGTCTGCCGGCACCTTATTAGCTAACAGATACTTGATGTGAGTTGTTGGTTTAGGGCACTTGATCTCGAGCAAGGCCGTCTCGCCTTTGTCGTCGTCATGGACAATGGCATCTGGCGAACATCCGATCTTGCCGTCGTCAGTAGTCACAAATCCGATTGGCGTTGTCACAAGCCCGGTCTCTAACTGAAACATTGCATTAGCCTGGGCTTCCATGTCATTACCGCGTTGCATCCACTCAGACTTAAAGGTCTCGAGCTTTCTGCCGGCCTTGATCTCTTCAGTGAGCTCAATCGCATATTCATCAAACGATGTTGACCGTTTCTTCTGCGAGGTAAAGACTCGACGGAAATTGCTAGCGGTAGGACGCATGCGAAGCGCATGCCATTCAGGCGTACCTTGTTGCACATCATGCAAGATCATGATTCTTTGTCCGGTTTAGATTCTAGCTTCTTCTTAGCCTGTGCATATTGAGTCACGCTCATATCTTTCAGCTCACTGCACTGATAAGCCTTAGCTATGAGGTCAATGTTGACACCTTTCTTCTTTGCCAGGTTAGTTAGCTCTTGCATTTGCATGAAGATGATAGGCTTGAATTTCTCGTCCTGCTCAACAGGCTGAGTTCTAGCAGCTGCCTCACCGTCGTCATCGTCATCACCAGCGATTAGCACCAGGCCCTGGATGGCGTACCTCTTCAGATAAGAAATGAGCGAGCCCATATCCTGAATGCTGTTCTGCGCCTTCATGTTGATCGCAGAAGATATGTCTTCCTGGATCCACTGGCCAGAACTATGCAGAAGCCTGGTTGTGACGATCACATGCATTGACCCGTACAACTCATCCTTACGAGAGGTCTGCACAATAGACAAGCCGTTCTCAGCCAGGTGCGGCCGAATCGTATTTAAGACGGATGGGAACGATGCGTATCGACTGTGATGAGCCTTAGCATCTTTGACGGGATTACTGATTGAACTTTGCAGCTTGCTTAATGCAGGGGCTAGTTCGTTGATTTGCTCTGATGTTTCCATGTTAGTCTCCTCCTTTGGAAACCACATGGTAGCATAGACTGTTTACATGTGTACACTAAATGTGTTTATAATTGCCATGTGGTGTCATGGCCACATCCTTTCGGGGCCCTACGGGGCCCTTTTTATTGATAGGTCCAGATGACTGGAGTAGTCTCACGGATATCGCAGTGTACGAACGAGCGCGCAATGCCCACCCCTGAAAAGCCTAGCTTAATAGCGTTAGCAACAATAATGAACCGATGAGCCCCATTGCTAACAGCAATATCAGCTGCAATGCCTGCAGTGTGCTTTCCTGGGCCGCCAGGCTTCTTAACTTCGAGACTGTGAGTTTTACTGCGGTAACCGCTAGTGATCTTAAACGGAAAACCGCATTCGTGACGTAGTGCATCCAAGGCATGAATAAACTCCTCTTTCATAAAACACTCGCCAGTCTCCTGACATGCGAATTCTTCCAACGTAAAATACTTAAACATCACTTATCCCTGTGTACGCCTTTGTGCTTCTCATATGTCCTAAGTCCGCCAAGCCCCAGCATGCCTAAAAGAACGGGCATCATAGTGTCCAGAGGAATAAGAGGCACCACTATATCGACCTCCGATATAGCCAAAACAAAATTGGTAAACGGTATAACCATGAAGTTCCCAGCTAAAGCAAAAACGCAGCACCATCCGGTGGCGGGCCGCCAGCCTGACACGAACAGCGACTTGTGGGCCGCCTCGACCTGATTGATAGCCATCTGACCCTGAGCAATTTCTTGCGCGTATTTTTGAGACATTGTTGCAATTTCATGCGCCAAAGCGTTCTTTTGATCTTTGTCTTCTATGAACTTGTCTAACAGTCCCGTCACGGGCCCGATGAGTTTATCAAGCATGACTACCTCACAATCGCAAATATTATAGTAAAGCAAGCATACAAGCCGACACAAATTAGACCACACGCAACCACGAGTCCTGCTATGTGCATTCGCCGGTTTATCTTCTGGATGTGCGCGTTCTTTGCTTCTAGTCTCGCTTTCCTAGCCTTAGCCTGAAAGATGATAAAGTCATCCCACAATCCAGCTCGTCCAAAATAAACCATGAAGTCTTTCAGTTCTTCTTCGGCCTTTGCAATCTGCTCAAGAGCCATGAATTCTTCTGCGTCAGAAGCAAACAAAGACTTCTTATTCTTCTGCTGCCTAGCCTTTATGTCTTCCTTGCAGTTGACCATCTGACCGATCTGGCTAAAGCAATCGGACAAGTCTTTGCCGTTCCCGATGAATTCTTTGACAACTCCAAATGCGGCATTAAAGGCAACAAGTTCAGCAATCATTTGCTACTTCCTTATCAGTTCGTTAATCGCCTTCCACGCCTCAATCATCTTGGACTCTAAAACGTCAAGCCTGTTAAGAATCTTGCCAATAGTCAGAATAAGGAGAAATACTCCTGCTGCAACGGGCCAGCTCTGAACTATGATCTCCCAGACTTCCATCAGACATCTCGTTTAAAAATATTCTGAATCGTAGGAGATTCCCAGATCCGAATAGACAACCAGATGATAGTTAAAGCGGATGCAAGAGGAGGCAACCAGCCTGCCATAGTAGCAACAGTCCCAGTAACAGCTAATCCGTCTACTATTGTTTTTGCCTCTTCTTGCATATTATCACCTAGTGCGCTTCGTCAACTTCTTCAAAGACAGGTTCTTCGCCTGGAATCGGCGCTTCTGCTGACTGCTGTTGCTGCTGCTGTTGTGCTTGAATCAAGCTGAGTTGTGCCTCTAAATCGGCTATTCTGAGAGCCTGACCGGCGTTTTGTTTAGCTAATGAATCAATCTTAGCCATTGTTACATACTCGTCGGCACTCATCTCTCGCTTCTGTTCGCTCATGTTCCTCTCCTTAGTTGTGGTTTGACGATTTTATCGTGTTATTAGCACGTCTTCCACTGGTTTAACAAATCATGAAGGCCAGAATTTAGTTAAATCTATGGTTGTTTTTGTAAGTATGTATTAAGGCTCATCATAAAATTTAAGGTCGTATCTTTCTCAATAAAAGTGCGATCTGCTGGGCTGTATCCAAAAAGCCTTAAGGCCCACCGGAATCTTATGTCTACGCTTGAAGTAGTGCTGCTGTAGGTGAACCTGCTTAGTAATGATTGTATTGTAAAAGCCCTTCCATAAGCGGTTCCTGACGCGGTGTCTACAAAAGACGTTATGCTATTTGTCGGCATTAACGTAAACCCAAATTGAGCTTGATTGTACTGTGCATAGGCTTTATTGGAATTGTTGGCATTTAATCCGGTGTCAATAGATTCATTATGCTGAGAGGTTAAAAGCGCCGCCTGTTTAACTTGAACGCCCTCAAAGAGTATTGCGTTGTTTGCTGAACTGCTATAGGTCACAGGGTTGGCTGTACCGCTGGCTTCAGCGTTCCAGTATTGAGACGTTAAAGTGTTGGTATAGACAATTGTATTGTTGTTTGTTATCAGATTCCCATGCCAAAAGCGCAACCTAGTGTCTGTCCCGTCAAACTCTATACTCATCCCTACAGTCAGGTATGTTGTAACAGGAAAGTCTCCTCTTGTTACATAATTCAAGTCATTCAAAGACAGTTTATAATTAAGGCTGTTGCTAGTAGTGCTAGGCAACCTTCTGCGCGTATAGCCTTGATTCTCGCCTACGTTGCAAGGGTAATAATACTCCTGCATTGCATTCTTGCCGCCACTAGCAATAGGACTTCCCATCACAGTGTTGTACCAATTTAAAGCACGAACGTCTGAATCGTTCAAACCCACAGAAGTCCCAGAGCTGCCCCCTGCGACCGTGTGTATGGTATTCATGCTTAGAGCGCCTGACGCTGGCATAGATCCGCTATGCTTTACATACATCGCCTGAGTTGCACCAGATGCAGATGACGCGAAGGGGAAGGATGAAACTCCACTCCAAGACCATCTAGTATATGGACCGCCTTCCTCGCCTCCGCCTGTTGGGTAATTAGCACTAGAATTGTCAGCGACTGTGAACCTGCTATAAGTAGCTGACGATCTATTATAGTTAACACCATTAATCGTAATGTAATCCCATCCAGCATTCTCGTGAAGCCCATAAACTTCAAAGTTTATTGCGCTAGTTCCACCCTGCCAAAACAAACCTCGCACACCATTACCGCCGAACGCAACTAGGTATTTCTCGCTTTGGTTAATAGTCCCATCACCAATTACGTCAGAAAATCCCGCAAAAACTGGCGGGGTGAATCCAAAAAGATCAAAGGTTGATATCGTAAACTGGCTTATTGTGACTGCCATTCTTCCACCTGAGCTATAAACGCCTGTTCTTGAGCGACGAAAGATTCTATCTGCTGCTCAGGAGTTAGATTAGGATCAACGGCTAGGTGAAAGAAGCCAGTTTCTCCATTGCTAAACTCATGGGCGAACTTCAACAATCCATCTTCAACCGTGTAATCAGTCATCAGCCCAGAGCACCGCGCAAATGTCTTGGACTAATTGAGGCGCAGCACTGTGATCAGCCAAAACCTCGTTCCCGTCTTCGTCTACATCCATTTTGCGGTAGTCTACGCTGCGGCTTTTCGTTAAAGGCAAATCGTCATCATCTGGATCATCCCAGACATCTTCATACGTCACTTGTAAAATCCATTCTCCAGTTTCCAGCCTAGATTTCCTCGTATAAAAAGATTGAATGCTAGTTGTCTTTTGCATGTTTAATTTCCTCTATAGTTTGTTTTAGTTGATCAATTTGGTCCTGCTGTTCTTGCAGTCCCTTGAGCAAAATTGCCGTCAAATGCTCGTAGTCTACGGTCAGGATTTTCTCAAGCCCATTTGCATCTGAAGGCTTGTCTACATCTACTTCACCCACCAATAACGGGAATTGCTCTTGCAGCTCTTGAGCAATAACGCCGATCTCTTTTTTATCGGATGGGGATGTGATTTTGTTGTAAGAATAAACGCCTAGTTTTTTAATCTTATCCATCACAGGATCAATCGGAACGATGTCTGTCTTGATTCTTCTGTCTGAGATAGAAGACATAGACCCGTAGGCAATGACATTGGAGCGGAAAATGCCATCCCATGTGGTTTGGTTCATTTGGAAGGTTACAAGATCAGAATCTTTATCAACTACCCTGAAGGTTGTGCCGCCATCAGAGGATCCGTAAACCGTGACAGAATCTTGATCTAAACAAATGCCACCAGCCTCTACACTTCCAGCCTCAATGTAAAACGCCGTAGATGAGGCATATACGCCAGTTTGCATGACCTCCCCAGATCTTGCTGTGGGCTTCCACCCCATCGTGAAATATTCAGTTGAAGTGCTGGTGCCGTCTCTGCCAATATAAATTGCAGTGTTGCGGTTCTGAGCGCCTGCTGCACTCCAGCCCTCATACTTTACTGGGGCATTCATTGTTATAGGAATCGTGCTGCTTGCAGGCCCAATGGTCACAGCGCCATCATTAGCCATGTGTAAGACGCGAGTCCCTGCGCCTGTAAGATAACCGGCGTTACTATTAGGCCGATTTACGTTGAAAAACAGACCGCCTGAAACTGAAGACCCAGTGCTTATCACCGCATTGTTGTCACCAACTGCGAGTTTCAATTGTTGCTCAGTTGATTGGGTAGCGTTTCCGACTGTTTCTACAATAGATAAGCAAGGAACATCGGTGGCCGACATTACAAAAGTGTCGTAGGCAGCAGGCACTGCTGCATTTCCGTGGCGAAAATTAAAGCGATTTTTGCCGCTACGATAAGGCATCTCAACTTCAAATTTTGCATCTAGCCCAGAGCCTAGCTGAAACCATCTGGAAGTGCTGTCGTTGAAGTATTTTCCCCCTAAGTAAAGATGATTCCAGCGGTTGCTTGCAGCTCCCAAAGAATTATTTACGTCAACTTTTGAATAGAATTGAGCCGAGTCAAACTCGTATTCTTTAGTTCCGTTTATCTTTACGGTAAATTCGCCAGTGTCGCTGTTAATGTATAGATCACCGTCTATACCAATATCGCCTTTCTTTGATCCAGCACCGTAAAGCTCGGCAATTGACCCAGAACCACTAATATTATTTAGGGTTAAAACATCTCCGGTTCTCGCAATATCAAGGCGATAGCCATCGCCAACTTTAATTATGTTTAAGCCGCCGCCAGAGGTGCTTGTCCATAAGGATGTTGCGGTGTTGCCGAAGTGAGAATCTTCGTTGTAGTACAGGTCGTTGTTGTACTGATCTATCATGTCAGCGCCAACGAACAGACCCCAGTTCATCATCAACAAATAACCGTTGGTCCATGCTGTAGCGTATATCCTGAAATATCTATACGCTGTTCCAGCAGGGTTCTCTGTCACTCCTACAATTTGATGCGGCTTAAACCCATAGCTTCCTTGTGTGCCAGCAGGCCACTGATCCTTGTCTCCAATCGCTAAAGTCGTCCAACTAGAATCATCGTTTGATCCTTGCAAATACCAGTCACCAGTAGGTTTATGGCTGCCGCCGGGGTATCCACTTACAGCAACATGAGTAACGTTATAAGCTGTTTTGCAGTCAACTTTTAGCCAAGCGACACCGCTTGCGTCATCGGCAGTTTGATAGCCGTAAGAAGGCCAAGAGCCAGTGGTCCTGCGATCGGCTTCATCTGCAACATTTTTAGGAGTTCCCCCTACATTTGTATTGGGGTATCCGGTAAACGTGAAAAATTCTTTTGTAGTCTTGTTTAGGATGTTTTGCGTTCCACTGGGAGCCAACACAAAATCGTTTGTGTAAATTCCGCCAGTTACCGCTAATGATGAATTTTTTGAGGCACCAGCTACGTTGGTGGTTCTGTTTATTGCCGCAGGCGTATTAAACCAAGCAAGTGTATTGGCTATTCTGGCGTACTCAGTTGTGCCGCTGTGATAACGGATGTAACTAGACCTTAGATTTATGTCATCAGACGAACCTAGATCAAGGTCGCCGCCGTTGTGCTTGATGTACCAATTTGCATTTTTAAACTGTAGCGGGATGTCGTCATTAACACGCACAAGATTAGTGCCGTCTAGGCCAACATCTCCTACATATAAAACACCTGTCCAACTGATTGTTGTATCCGCAGCGGCATTAGAACCTGTGTAAAATAAATGCCGACCCTGATCAATCTCATACATTGTAGAGCGGCCAGCAAAAGATCGCTTATAACCGTTTTCATAATAAGTGTTAGTGAAAGACCTTAAATTATTTTCGCCTGATGACGTTATTGCACCGCCGTAAGTTGAGCTAGAGGTTGCAATGTGTAACGCGCCCCCAAACGCACCACCCCAAGTTGGATGCCGAGTAGACCCAATGGCTACGCTGTTGGAGCCTTTCCCTATTGATAGTCGGTATGCGGTGTCGTAGAAAAAGAATTGATTATTTGCGCTAGAGTTAACCCCCGCGTTGTTAGTTCCGACTTGCCACTGGCCCGATGACGATGTGTATAAAATATCTTGTTCGGCATTTGCTGCGTCACCAATTCGGACATTGCCGCGCACATCTAGCTCTGCTGCTGGGCTATCGGTCAAGATACCTAAGCGACCATCGCCTCGCATCAAGAATTTAGTGGAGGTGCTGTCGTAGGCTTTTAGGTAATTAGTATTTAAACCTCCGTAAGATCCAGCCGCCAGTCTTAAAAATGCGGCATTAGCGTCATTGCCGTTAGTGTAATTAAAGCTTTCTATGTAAAGCCCCGATCCTTTGTGTGAACCGCTTCCGCGTGTCAATTGCAATACAGAATTGTCCGCATCAGTCGTCCCGCTGTTGATTGTAACGGCAGTTGCTGTTCCGTTTGTGCTATTGAATACGTTCCCAGAAGCAGAAGTCCTAATCGCGCCAGAGACATCCACAGCATACGATGGGTCAGGTTGCCCAATTCCAACATAGCCCTCTGGCGAAATGACCATTCGCTCGGTCGGCATAGATCCCGCCGTTGTACCATTATTAGTTGCAAAAACTAAAAAGTCTCGCTCTTGACCGGCAGTATCATGTACCCGCAACCCGATCCATGCTTGATCGCCTGTATATGAAGCCCCATAGGTGTTTGGATTTAAATGCTGAAACCCTATACCAGAGCTATAATCACCGATAACGCGATCGTTATCGCTGCTGTCTTTGATTGTTCTGGGGAATAGTTTTAATGCAGTTGCGAAATTAGTTATTGAGTCATCAAAACCGCCGCCAGCCATAGCGTTTTCGGTGTGATACTTTGCGTTCATTTGAGCAAAGATACCGCCGCTGTTAGTCCTGAGATCACCTGCTATTAATGCGTTACCTGTTTGACCATCTAGGCTAAACAGCTTTGAGTTGTCCATATAAAACTGCAAAGCGTCATTACCTGTAGCAACATCTCTAAGTCTTAAATAATCCCCATTGGCAGGCGCTGTACCTGCGGAGCCATAAGCAATATAAACATCAGTCCCAGCTAAATCTAATTGCGATGCTTGTATTTTTCCAGAGAATGTTCCAGTAGTTCCTGACAGACCGCCCGTAAGAGTGCCACCAGCCAAAGGCAGATGACCCACTTGTGAGTAGTCGTAACCAGCTTCCCACTGCAAGGAGTTAGACGCAGCACCGTCAGCGAATATGGTGCCACTTGCTAGAAAGTTACCGTTGTTTACGAACGCCCAGTTATTGCCAGCAACGCTGGGGTCATAGTCAATATACAAAGTTGACGTTGCTAAAGTAACATCTGCATATATCTTAAAAGCAGTTGCATTTGAAGCTGACGAGTCTTGTAAGTATATTCCTGCTTCGCCTCCAGCCGATCTTAAAAATAAATTAGAAGCTGCGGTTATATCGCCTGTAGTTGTAATAGCCCCACTAGAGATTGTGCCGATGTTGGACATATTACCAGAATTATCAATGACCTCAGTAGACCCCATCAATAGCGAGCCAGTGTTGACTGCAACATCACCGCCAATCTTGATAGTCAGACGAGCTGGCATGGTTGTTTCGGAGTCTATGGGACTTATATTTCCGCTAATTGCATCAGGAATCCTGAACCTTATTTCACCGTAGGATGAATAGAAATCAAATTTTTCAACGTTTCTAGTGTCGTAATGAACACCAGCCCTTATTTGATTAGATGCACTCCACATCCAGCCCCATGCAGTATCAGCACCCGAATTCCCATCTAGCCAATTTCCATTGTGGTTTACTAATTTTAGGTTGCGAGTCGTGGATGAAGACGTATAACTATCAAACAGTATTTCTTGTATAAGTGATTGGCCCACCCAAGGTGAGGCTGGTGGACTGATAGATATAGCGCCACTAGATATAGCACCACTAGATATAGCACCACTAGAGATAGTGCCAACGGTCAGATTGCGGCTTGCATCCGCCATTCTGGTTCCGTTTACCCAATATCCAAAAGGCGCATCTACACCAGTGTCGTCTAGTATCTTAAAATGCACCTTGTTAGTATCTTCAGGCTCGTAGAAATGCAGTTCTTCGCCTACAAGTTTAATCGCCATATCAACATCAGGGTCGGTAGCTGTGCTGCTGTTGAAGTTTACTGACGGGGATGAAGTGGTAGTGCTGGTTAGAGTTATATCACCTGCGCTTGTTATTGCGTCAGTAGATATGCTTGCTGCGTTAATGTTTTGACTAGAATCAATAACCGAGATGCCGCTTAGTTCAAAGCTAGTGGCGGATATTGCCCCTGAGCTGGTTAGCCCATGACTAAACTCAAACGTATCGCTCGCAGTCTTCCATAGGATAGAAGCATCTGTCGTACTATCCACTGCATCTTGGATAGTGATTCCACTATTATTGGCGGTGCTGGATGAATCACCCGTGGAATAGTTCAGAGTGATGTTGTTGTCTTTGACCGTGAGGTTGTCGGTGTTGACGGTTGTCGTGGTGCCGTTCACCGTTAGGTTTCCGGTGATCGTTAGATTCTGGCTGATAGTCCCGCCAGTCAAAGGCAAGTGACCTATCTGCGAATAGTCGTAACCAGTTTTCCACTGCGTAGAATTGGAGGCTGCGCCGTCAGCATATATAGATCCAGCAGCGAGGAAATTTCCGTTATCAACAAAAGCCCATCCAGGTGAAGTGCCAGCGCCATCTGGGTTGTATTCTATATACAAAGTTGACGGCTGATTTGGATTAGCGTACATGCTCCACGCTCTTACCGAGTCGTCAGAGTCAACCCAATTGATACCTACATCGCTATTTGCTGCTTTTAGGTTAATGTCTCCGCTAATGTTTGCAGCTGCTGCCGTAACTGCCCCTGAGCCAGTGTAGAAATCACCTGTGATAAGAATGTTTCCGTTGTCAATAAACGAAATGGGCGTTGTAGCCCCATTGTTTACCTTGAAACTCATGCTGGTAGCAGCTGCCTCGTTAGTATCAACGCCTGCTTCTATTCGCCATGCGTCAATTGAGGTGTCTGTATCCCTCCAAGATATTGAGCGAGTTCCGCCTGTACCAGTTAGCACTATATTGTTGGTGTTGAAATTAGATCCATTGGAAAAAGAGTTAATCTGGTTCTCAACGAAATTAACGCTTGCTGACGTAACCTCGTAAAGCCTAGCTGAAGAGTCTTGACCAAATGCGGTAGGAGATCCCGTCCCAGTGACAGTTGAAGACAATTTTATTTTGTGAACACCAGCTGCTAGGTTAGTGAAAGTATGACTTGTGAGCACATACGCATCCGCTCCGGTTCCCAGAGAGTTTGCGATATACTCTAAAGCGCCACCAGAGTTCATCAGAGATGTTCTGTATTCTTGTATAGCTCCGCCAATATAATTGGCCTCAACATAAATTTGAGTTGAACTAGGGGTTGAGCTTGTACTCGTAAAAGATATTGGCTTGGTTGCAGCTATTGCGTATGAGCCTGCATCTGTTTTGAGGTTGTAAATGACATTAAAGATTGAGTTCGTGATGTCGGACAACGCTGCCGCTTCTGATGCCCCAGAACCGTAGAAATAAAGGTATTGACTGGCGTTACTATATATCGGCAGTTTTGTCGTCACCGTCACAGTCGCCGCAACATCCAGCGTTAAAATTAGTTCATCAGTATCGCCATATAGAACCCCAGAAACTTTATCTACCAAGGTCCCGCCTGCGAGCGATATCCCTGACAAGGCGGCTGCACCCAAGCCGCTTTGATCTAGCAGAATATTCCCGTCAGCATCGTAGACTGTAATATTGCTCGCAAACACTGAGCCGTTAGGCAGCACCTTAAAACTTGCGTTTTCTGATTCATCAACTGCTGCGCCTGAAAAAATCCTGTAGGGCGCTGAAGAGCTGCCGTCCAATACAGTTGTAGCAGTCCCACTTCCAGCGATAAACTTTGAATCAGTGCTAACGTCACCCGTGAATGCCCCAGCGGATGCGTTTACGGTGCCTGTTACGGTTAATGCGGAACTATCAAACAAAATATTAT